GCGACGCGTTTCATGTGCGCGTCGATCGGCAGTGCACCGTCTTGGAATCGAACCATCCCGTTATGAATGATACCATGCGATTGGGTCGCGAAAACATCATCGACGGCCGCGAGAACATCGGCCTCGATGGAGACCGCGCGCCACTGACCGCGTGTATCTCGGTGCCACGCGATCACTGGGGACGCGACGAACCGAATGAGGTCGAGTTCGGGGTCGTCTGTCGACACGAGTTCGTAGACGTCGTCGCGGGTGTTGGGGATCGTTCGTGTCTTCATGAGTTCCTGTCTTATTACAAATTGATTTCTTTAAGTCGACCATCACGCGAAAGAAGCGAGCAGTGCACGGAGACAAGATCCAGTGCCGCAGAGCTCTCTGTTCATCTTTGTCGTGACGAGTTGGACGTTGTCGCGCGTGTAGCCTTTTTCGGGATCGATACGATCGATCGATATATTTTGAGGATATAAGCAGTACCCGCGGCGACCACCGCCAGCTTCACCGAAACGCCACGTGAGGTGTTCGTCGAGGTGACCGAAAACACTCGGCATCTTGTTTTTCAGTGCCAGTGTCACGGGGCAGATGCGCCCCTGTTTGTAGAATAACCAGATTAGAAATGTGATTGTCAAATCGAATTCGAGTGATTTCTCCCTCGCATCTTGCTTTGCCTTGTGATATCGCATCGTGATGAAACTCTCGGGACTTCCCGATATTTTTTCGATCTGTATATCTCTGGTGCACACTTTACAGTAACAAGAGCGCCCGTCGTTGCGCGCGAGGGTCACGTGAAAGTCGCCCGCGGTCTTCTCTTCTTTGCATCGGGAGCACGTCTTCGGTACGTCGGGTGCGATTGGCTCAACTTTCGGTTTCTTTCTGGCTTCTTCCCGGCGTCTCTCATTTTTTCGCTTCCGCGTGGCCGCCTCGATGAGATGTGGGTCAAGTTCTTGCGGTGTTTGCCCCGATTGTCGACACAGTTCATTGTAATTCTCGACAGTGAGCCCGTGCTTTTCGAGCGTAGCCAGGCGCGGGCGCGCACCCGCTAGAATTCGTTGGCGCAGCCTCTCGATGTTCTCAGATTCTCGGTTCCTGTACATACTTTTTCACTTGTCCTTTCTACCTGGTATTGAGTTCTATCCTTTAAACCGTTCTCCATGGGAGATGTTGTTGATATCTCCTTAATTCGACGAGTCATGACTCGTCGGGGTGAAAAGCATTTTGAGATGCACCGTCCGATTCGATGAAACTGGTTGCTGAGATCGTCCAGGCATACATGTAGCTGTACAACATCTTCTTTCTTTCCCTGTGTGGCATTCTTGCTTTTAAACCCTTCCACTCGTCGAACATTGCGTCGAATCTAAGAGGGACTTGTTTTCTTTTTTCCAGCGATGCAGGGTCTCGAAATCGTCCTGAGTTATGAGTTCTTTGCGGAGTCCGATGTCCGCCATTTCGTCGAAGTCCTCCAGTGGGACGAACCGCGCCGCCCAGTCCCCGCGTTGCGCGAGCTCCGCGAGGAATGCGATGGCGTCGAGATTCACCGAGTCGATGGCGGCGACGATCGCGCCTTCGTCGAAGTCGCCGCCCGCGTCGTAGAGCGCCTGGAGCATCTCTCGACCGGGCCAACACGCCGCGTAGAACGACACGCCCCCGTCGTCGTATTCGGTCGCACGCCTACATTTGAGCAGGAATTCTCCCACCTTCTTCGAATTCCGTCGAAGGTACTCGACGTCACCGGATAGGGCGGCCTCGCGTATCTTTTCGGCGCTCATCTTCCTTCCTTGTCAGATTAGTTGTTATCTCTTTTAGACTGTTAAAGAAGAGACACATCTTTTCAGAAAGATGCGAACGTACATCTCCGCGTCCGGATACGGGATCGATGTCGGTGAATCCGCGAGCGAGAACGACGAGGTCACATTCGGCGCCGACCCCGAGTACTGGTGGTTCCACGTCTCTGGGTACCCGGGAGCCCACGTGGTCGTGCGCGCTCGAACGCTCGACCGCGAGACTAGGAGAGATGCCGCGATACTCGCCGTGCACCACAGCAAGGCGCCCGTGGATGTGAAAATGACGGTCGTGGACACGTGTCGCGTGGCTAACGTGAGTAAACCCACGAACGTGCACGGACTCGTCGATGTCTCCGAAAAGGGCGTCTCAGAGCTCTGTGTGTTTCAAAATAAGGCGACTGAGAAGGCTCGGTTAGGACGTCTCCTCTCTCGTATCTTTAAACAAAGTTGATGTAGTTTGTTATCACAATCTTATCCTCTCGAGAACACTACGAGTCGTCTCTTCGTGGCGGTCTCCTCAACCTTTTGAGCATTGATCTCGCGCCATTCCTTTTGCATGTGAGCGAACGTCTTGTGGCATTCCGGGCACTGGGGCGCGATCGGGTCGTCCCCGTGAAGTTGGAGGAACTTCATGGTGACCTCGCCGAGCGTCGCGCGACCTTGTTTCGCGAAGGAGTCGACGGCGCGAGATATCAACTCGGGGCGCGACGCGCCGATGTGCGAGCGCGTGAGTCCCTGTGTGCTCCCGCACGTGATGCAGCATTCATCGTCGTCGAACGTAATCAGGCGGTGCATGAGATTCGCGTACGACCCAAATTGAAGGTGACGTTTCAGGTGATCGCGCTTGATCTTGGTATCGATCACACACTCGACGCTCGATACCAGTTCTTTTTCCGCGCTGTTGAGCCTTCTCTTGTCGCCCCCGACGTTGACCACGATCTTGTCGATCTTGCGTTGACAGGCTTCTTTGTGAATATGAAACGTGTACGGTTCGCGATTCAAGATATCATACATGTTGGAAATAGTAGCCATGGCGGCGCTCGGTTTCTTTGTTTACCATTCATCTCACTCAAACATTTAAGCCATACACAGTTAGGATCTCGCGAACGGCGTCGGAACGCAAGATATCGGCTTGGGTCATCTCGATCGTCTCGACGTGCGCTAAGTCCAGGCCGTCGATTCGCCGCAACAGGTCTGCGAGTCCGTTGTCCGGTCCGACGTCCGATTGGTGAAGGTCGCCCGTCACGACGAGCTTACACTCCGGGCCGAGGCGCGTCAAAAGAAGTTGCATCTGACCCCTCGTCGAATTCTGCATCTCATCGGCGAGGATGAAGGTTCGCTCAAAAGTCCTCCCGCGAAGAAACCCGAGCGGTTCGACGCGCACGGCGCGGTCCATCTGAGATCGCGACATGTGTTTTTCAAAAACGTCGAACATAGGGCGCGTCCACGGCGAGAGCTTCGAATCACTGTCCCCGGGAAGGTAGCCCAAATCTTCGTCCGCCGCGACTGTCGGGCGCGTCAGGGCGATCCTTTGGTATCGCATGGCCTCGTGACACGCGATCAGGGTTTTTCCTGTTCCAGCTGGTGCGTTCACGACGACGATGGGTTTAGTGGATTGAAGCGCGAGCATGTATTTGCACTGACCGGCGGTCTGGGGGAGACATCTCATCATCTTACTTGATCATTTGAAATTTTTTCCCAGTATACTGTATCAATAGTAGAGATGAAGATGATCAACATGTCCCGAAGAAACGTCGTCATTCTCGTCGCCGTCGTGGCCGCGTGGATGTACCGCAAGCAGATTGAAAAGGCGATCCGCAAGCAAATGAAAAAGGAGGAATACTGCTCGAAGTGCGGATTCTAAGTAAGTAGTTGTGACCCACTGTTGGACGCCACGCGAAGGTGCCATACAGGACGTTTTTAATCTTATGTTACTGTATACGTATAAATGGCGGCTGTTGTAATTGTTGTATGTTTATGCTCAAGTCTTAGTTCGTGCGGAGTCGTGGGAGGGTTTTTTGGCGGATTCATCCCAGGTAGTGTTCCACACTATGCAAGAATAACAGAAGCAGGTGAGTTGAAACCAAAACTCGAAGCACTGGAATTAAAAGAATTAAAGGGATCCACATTCGATACATGGGGTTCCCCGGGATACTGCCAGGAGTTAAAGACTTATACAGAACTAGCGGATGCGTATTCTCCAAGTGAAACACAAATTGGGCCAATCACATTGGGTAAGGATGAACGTATTAAATATGAATGGGCGCATTTTGGCGATAGTGACATGGTGAAAAAATTATATGATTCATACCCGTATTGTAAAGGTTTTGACGAATGGAAAGGCGCGTTGAAGCCCGGACCCGCGCCAGCGACAGCGCAGAATACGTGATCATTTTATTGCAATCTATGTTTCTTTGACCTCACCTTCTTCGTCTTCCTCGGCGACCGGTTCGAGCTTTTCCGGGCGCGGTTCGTGTGGAAGCTCGATGGTCTCGAGCCCGGACGCTTTGAATTCCTGGAACATCCGAAGCGAGCCCTCGAGTCTGAGTATTTCCTTCGTGTACTGTTCGATCGCCGAGGTGATCTTTTGAATGTTTTCGTCGACTGATACGGACGGCATCTTTCTTTCTTTCTCGTCCTGATCATCTCCCTTTTAACTGCTTAAAGGAGAAGATCTGAAAAGAAGAAAGATGAGCATCATCACGCGAACGGGCGTCAATATCTCGAGCGGCCCGATTCAAGAGTTTCGAAAAGAATTGACTGTGCGACCGATCACTAACAATGAGTTCGGCTTCCCGCCTCCTCCTTTTAAAGTTTTCAAGTCGACCAAAACAGGCATCTGTGTCCCAAGATTCTACGCAGAACAGCGCATCGGAAAACCGGTCGAAGATAAACGCCCCGAGCCCGCGCGAATCAAAATCAAGTTTCAGGGACAATTGCGAGCATCCACCCGTCAGGTGGAGGCGTTTGATAGAGCTATCGAGGCAGGTCACGGCGTGTTATCTCTTCCGTGTGGCTATGGTAAGACGACAGTCGCGCTGGCCATAGCGTGTAAGCTCCGGTACCGGACGATGATTATCGTACATAAACAGTTTTTGGCCGATCAATGGCGTGAGCGAATCAAACAGTTCGTCCCAGGGGCGACCGTCGGTGTCATCCAACAGGAAAAGTTAGAGGTTGAGTGTGACTTCGTGATCGCCATGCTCCAGTCGCTCTCGCTCAAAGAGTATAATTTCTCGGATTTCGAATCCTTCGGGACCGTCATCGTCGATGAGGCGCACCACATATGTGCCAAGGTGTTTTCCCAGTCACTCTTCAAGATGTGCCCGAAACACATCTACGGGCTCAGCGCGACGCCCGAGCGAAAGGACGGACTCACCAAGTTACTTCACTGGTTCATGGGACCTACGTTCTTCGCCGTCGAGCGCAAGAATCAGGACGGCGTCGAGGTGTTCCCGACCCCATTCGATTGTGAGATGTATAAGGGACCACCACCGGCGGCGAGGAATGGGAAAATCTCACTCGCGTCGATGGAGACCGAGCTCGTCGAGATGCGTTCGCGCAACGTCATGCTCGTCAATCTCATTAAAAAGGCGTCAGCGGGTTCGCGACAACTCCTCGTTCTGTCGAGCAGGCGCTGGCACTGTGAACACCTTCATCAGTGTTTCAAGAAAACGTCCGGTCTGTACATGGGCGGGATGAAGGCGGCGGCGCTCGAGGAATCTTCGAAGAAGAAGATAATCTTCGCGACATTCTCCCAGGCACACGAAGGTCTCGACATTCCAACTCTCGACACGGTCATACTCGCGACCCCGAAGTCCGACATCGTCCAATCCATCGGGCGCATCATGCGCGAGACCAAGGGAAAACTCAACAACCCACACATCTATGACATCGTGGATCGATGGTCCATATTGAACGCGATGTATTACAAGCGATTGCGCGTGTACAAAAAGGGTGGTTTCAAGATTCACTCGTGCGCGGTCGAAGACGAGGAATCCGTGACCCCACGCGGTGAATTCCTGTTCAAAATTTAATCTGCTCTTTGTAATAGAAATGTCGGGACTCACGGCACTGGTTTCCAAGGGACCCATCGATCGGTATCTCACGAGCGACGATATCAGCAACTCACATTTCAGAACGAAGTACAGTCGAAAGACCCATTTCGCCCAAGCGCCCAAACTCATCACGACCGTCAACCCAGATGAAGCGTCGGTGTTTACCATCAAAATTCCATCGGCCGGCGATGTGCTCAGTTACATGTGGTTCGAAGGCCCGGGCATCGCGACGAATCTCTTCTACAAATCCACCGTCGAGCTCTGGATCGGCCACCAAAAGATAGATTCACACCGCTACGATTACATGTCAGACGTTTGGCCGTCGTACCTGGCGGACACGTGGACGAAAGCTCAGGAACTGAACAACAAGATGTCGCAATCCACCACTGACTTCGTGCCGCTCCACTTCTTTTTTAACGATTGCAACTCGTTTCTACCGCTCATCGCCTTGAAGTACGCAGAAGTCGAGATAAAAATTCACTTCGACGCGACCGTGGTCGCCGGACTCACGGCTGCACAAAAACAGGCAAAGTGTTATGGAAATTACATTTTCCTCGAAGCACCCGAGCGCGAGGCGCTGCTCTCCAAGCCGATTGATTTTTTGATTCCACAGGTCCAAGTGGTCGATCACGACATGACGCACGTCGACGATAACTCGACGGAGTCGGGTGGTGACAATCGTATCGATATCTCGTCGTTTTCGCACCCGGTTCGAAGCCTCTTCTTCGGGTACCCTGGTTTGTCGAACGATGATGTCAACGACAGGTTCACGTTCAAAGAAGCTGATATTCTGCTCAACGGTACGCCCATCGTCGAAAAGATGTCGCCTCTATATTTTCACACGGTCCAGAACTACTTTCACTCGACGCACGGTATCATCGAGTTCGATGTGACCAACAAATGTCCGTTCTACACCCGGTACTACGTGCACCATTTCGCGTTACACGGCGATTCGTGTGCCCCCAGCGGGTCGGTGAACTTCTCGCGCCTCGACGACGCGTCCATCGTGTTGCGGGGCGTGGAGTGCGGTTCAGATCGCGCAGCGAATCAAAATCTCACCGTTTACGCGCTCTCGTGGAACGTGCTCCGCATACGCGACGGCCTTGCCGGAATTCTTTTCGGTTCATAGATTAGTTAACGATGCCATTCATTGGTAACACAGGCAAGATCGATCAGATCTACTTGGCGAGACTCGATCCTCAACAAGTAGAAGATCAACAGGCCGCGAACCTTGATAACATCCGTACGGGCGATATCGAGGCATCGAATGTTTTGACGTCAAACATCGGAATCAATGTCCTGGACCCGACCCATAACTTCGAGCTCGGTTCGAATCTGTT